AACGACAATATATTCTCCTTGGGTTAAACCATGAGAAGCTTTATTAAATCGAACGACATTGGAACCATTTGTAGTGGTTATAGTAAAACCTGTAACGGCTGTATCAAGTGGAGTAATATCAAACCACGCATCCCCATAAAAAAGAAATAAACCTTTACTCGTACCAAGCGCAGTATAACGTTCACCATCTAAACTAGTAAAAGCATGTTGAGCTCTTGCCGGACCCGGTAGAGTCTCCTGGGCAGCGGTTAATTGATTCCACCCACCTATTTTTTCTGGTAATCCATATCTAAATCTAACAAAATCCCCATCTGTCCACTGACCTTCGGCCCCTGATTCTGTGGCTTGCTTGTTAAATCCTGGCTTGAAATTTAATTTTTGTAGCATATAGTAGGTTATATAATACTTTTTTAAAGAAGGAAAGATACAAATGATTAGCATATTAGACAAGAAGAATAAATTAAATGAGCATAAAAACAGTTTAAATATTACTTATCCTAGAACTGTAAATATAATATTTGGTAATTATTCCTATCCCGATAAAATACATAATTTTATATTACACATAAAAAATAATTTAGATCCCAAAATGCATAATTATACCAATGTAAAAGGAGGTATGACCCCATGGAACTATTTTTTGGACAAACCTGAATTCATTGAATTTACTTCTTATTTAATAAATAAACATCAAACAACGCATCCAGATATATTTGAATATTTTTTAGAAAAAAATGTATTTGGAGAGGCTTGGGGAAATGAAATTAAAAAGGGAGATAGTTTACACTCTCATAAACACCCCTGTTTACATGGTATATTATATCTAACAAAAGGATGTGATTTAATATTACCCGAATTAAATTTAAAAATAACTCCTTACCCAGGTGACTATTACATCTTTGCACCGGAAATTTTACATGGTTTTAATCCCTCTCAAGATGAAACAAATAGATACAGTTTAATTTTTAATATCCGCCAAGGTGATAGATTTGAATTTAATAAAAAAGTGAAACAATTAAATGAATGAAAAAACAGTTAATATAGATAATTTTATTGGGGTCTATGATAATTATATAACTAAAGAAGAATGCAATAAAGCTATACAATTATACGAGCATCAAGATAAATTTAATAAAACTCTTAATAGAATATCATCTGAAAAATCATCTATTTTACGAAAACAAGACCAACAATACTTTGCAGCTGGAAATAATATAGAAATATGGTGGGATGAATTAAAAACTATAATGTTAAATTTTGAGTTAGCTTGGCGACATTATGTAAAAAATATAGGTGCAGATGACGCTTACGATGGAGGACCATTTCATTATACTTCTTTAAAAATACAAAAAACCTTACCTACAGAAGGATACCATATATGGCATATAGAACATGGAAAAGGATTTAATAATGAACCAAGAGCTTTTGTTTTTTCTATTTATTTAAACGATGTAGAAGAAGGGGGAGAAACTGAATTTTTACATTTTTCCAAAAGAGTAAAACCTAAAACAGGTAGAATAGTTATTTGGCCAGCAGGTTTTCCTTATGTACATAGAGGAAATCCACCATTATCTGATGAAAAGTATCTTTTAACATCGTGGATGATGTTAAGATGATAAAGATATTAGATAATTTTTTTGAAGATAAATTATTTTTAAATATAAAAAACCATGTTACAACTAAACTGTGTTTTACCCCTAGATATGTCCATAATACCAAAGAAAAAACTCATGACAATTATTATGGAAGTAGGTTTGTTTTATCAGAGAATCCAGAATTATTAAAAACTTTTGTTACACAGTCTGAAAAAAAATTCAAAATTAAAATAAAAAAACTCCACTCAGATAGTGGTGTCGATATTAGAAATTTAAGCAATTTTACGCCACATATTGATACTGACTGTAAGATAAATATATTGACAATGTTAGCTGGTCCCACTGCTGTTACAAATGGGACTGTTTTTTATTATACAGATAAAGATAATAATAAAGAATTAGATATTCATGTAGGATTTAGAGAAAATAGAGCCATTTTATTTCCCTCAAATTGGTGGCATTCTGCACACGCAAGTAATATTCCGAATCTTAAAAGATATACTTCTAGTTTGTTTGTAAGTGATTATGAAGAATAAGAGGTAGGTCTTTCACCTAATCGAGCAATTTTTTCTGCCGCTGTTTCAGTAATGTTTCCGTCATCGTCTGTCACATTATCATTGTCCCAATCAGATTGTAATTGAGCTAAGTGAGCTGCATCCCATTTGTCTATGAAATCTTGAATAGGACCTAAAGTAGATTCATCGTAAGCAGAGTGTGGAGTTGCGTCTCTATATTCCACTGCATCAGTAGCTACACTTGTTCCATGTTGAATAGCCCAGATGTTAGAAAACTTAGCTTGATTCCAAAAAGAATCATCATTTATAGTATAAGGACCTGCCGCATCACCAGCTTGTTTGATGACTGTTTTATCTTCAAATATTACTGTCCATGTTGAATTAGTTGCCATTATTATTCTCCTTAAGTTTTAATACAATACATTACTGTTAAATATGGTTGCACAACTGAAGTTGCATCACCAGAAAAAGTTGCACTCATATTGTGATCGTGACCTTGTCCAGATCCTGCACTACCAGTACTACCTGAGCTTCCGCCCGGTACTTGATATGGGTGACCAGTTTGAGTTGGAGTACTTCCTCCGCCTCCTCTACCACCCGGGTGGGAGTGGGGTGCTAGTTGCGCTGTTGATAAAGTTGCGTTAGCTGTTGAACCTCCAACGTTTCCAGTTGAAGTTACCGTGTTTGCTCCACCTGTTGAAGCTAAATTTTTAGTAGGAGATTTGGAAACTGCTACGTTGTCTTGTAAATCAGGTACGTTAAAAGTTGCTGCACCATCTCCAACTCCATAAGTAGTTGAAATAATTGCAAATAAACCTGAGTAAGTTGATCTTGAAACAGCTTGACCGTTACACTCTAAGAAACCTGTTGGTACTGAAGCAGTCGACCACGGCACAATAGTTCCAGTGGGAATTCCTTCGATACCTGTAAGGCTTGCACCAGAAAAATCGTATTTTGTAGCTTCGTAATTTGACATAATCTATTATCTCCTATTTCTCTGTATAAGTCCACCCAGTAGTAGCATCACCAGAATAAACTAATGAGAAAGCTGCGCCTTGTGTATTAACTGTTAAATCAGATCCTGCGTTAGCGATGTTAGAACTATTTCTACCAACAACTAAAGCATTTGAATCGAAATCATAACCTTGGTCTACAAATGAAACCGTATCGCCTGTATTTGGCGACGCTGGAAGTGTCACTGTGACTCCTCCACCATTTGTATTTACTAAAAGTTGAGCACCTGCCTGAACTGTTTCAGCCGCAGTAATTGCTCTCCATACTTTTAATTCAGAACCTTTATAAACGTTAGTTCCGTCAGACCATAATTGATAAGTGTGGCCTTCACATAAAAGAATTCCTGTTCCAGAAGAAGTTTTAAAAGTTAAAGTGTATCCTGCGTGATCACATCCATCCCACACTGTGTATGTTTTTTCTACAGAGTCAGGGATAGAAACTGTAAGATTTGCTTCTAAAGTACCTGTTAATTTTATTACTTCGTTTTTTCCATTAGAAACTGCACCATTAGTAAAAGTTAATGATCTAGCACTGTCAGTTATATTAAAAGTATCATAACCACCAATTGCTTGTTCTAGGATTAATAAGTTTGTATTTGTAATTTGTCCCCAAGTTCCCGAGTTTTCACCGGTTGCTTGTACTGTAAGTTTTAGACTTGCTGATGTCGAGTTAGCCATTTTTAATTCCTTATATATTCATATTATTAAAAAAAGTGGTTTCTGTCAAACCCCTTTATGCAGCCACTACTTGCCATCCAGGTGGATCTATAGGTGCTGAACCCGTATCTACTTCGTTCCAGATTAAAGCACTACCACTTCCTACAGCTACAGTCAACCCCAATCCAGTTACATCTATGTCTGCATTTGCTGTAACAGAAGTACCTGTTCCTAATGCTGCTGTTAATGCTTGCCCTGTAATAGCGGCTATTGTATTTGCATCACCAACAACTGTGCCTAATGCTGCTGTTAATGCTTCTCCTGTAGGAGTAACAACATGATCTGCTACACCGGATATAGTTCCTAAAGCGGCAATCATGAAATTGCCTGTAATCATCGCATCTGGTGCGGGGTCTATATTAGCTAAAGTTAATTGTGCAACATTTAAAGTATTGGCCGTAATAGTTGCATTAGCTTGAACCGAAGCACTAGCTAAAGTAGCTGTTAATGCTTGACCTGTTACACTTACATTTGCCCAATCTCCTTCAGCGCCCCAAACCCATTGACCCCAAAAATATCTACCCCAACCTGATTGGTTATAGGCTTCAATATTTCCGAGAGCCATCGTTGCAAGGTTAGTACTTAACATTGCATCAGGGCCCGCGTCTGCGCTTGCGAGTGTAAATGTTAAAGCCTGACCTGTTGGATATGCACTGGTAGTTCCAATTACGGATGATGGACTAGAAATGGCAGCAGTTAAAGCTTGACCGGTAGGAGTATTAATATAATCGGTTTTACTTGTTTCATTACCCAAGGAAGCAGTTAATGCTTGCCCTGTTAAACTAACAGTAATATTACCGAGTAAACCCCAGGTACCGAAACCCCAGGTTAGTTTATTCCATCCTGCTGACATAGGAAGTTACCTCCCTATTATCCTGAGACTCTAAGAATTGCTGCTGTTGAAGTTGCTGCTGGGAATTGAACTGTGAATGTACCAGAAGTAGCCGTTTTGTCTCCACCGAAATCTAAAATACATACCGCTGAATTTGTAGTAGTTGATGATGTATTATAAATTAATGCTCCTCTAGCAGTTAACGTAACACCTGTCCACGAACGATCTGCCCAATCAACTCTCGCTACACCTGCAGTCATAGAAGTTCCTGAATTAACAAGAGCTCCACCACCTGCTGTATATTGACCAGAGTTTCCAACTTCCTGAGAAGCTGAATATGCAGTAGTCGCTGAGTTAAGAGTAGCCGTGGATTCATAAAGAGCTATCTTGAATTTATCACCGCCAGAAGCCTTCCCGTTGAAGTCTCCTTCCATCAATAACTTTTTAAAGTTGTTTGCAATTGCTTGTGTTATAGCCATGTTTATCTCCTTAACTTATTTTCCTATACGAGGAACACCGCTTTGATATTCGTCTCGTCTTCGTCTTCCCATTTGTTCTATTGAGAAGCCTTCAATAACTTGTTTATACTTTCCTTCGTATAATTGCAAGAGATCATTTGGCCCCTTTAGAAAAGAAAATGCTTCTATAAGGCATGCATACAAAAGCCCATTGGGAAAGTAAAGACTTAAATATGTTGTCGTATTTGTACTAGATAATCCAGGGTCTTTCAAGATATAATTTAACTGGATTGTATAGGTCGCATCCGGGGTTGGAGCCACGACTATAGTATCGTTATCCCACCAACTATAATATTTAGGAACCCCTGTCGCCCCTTCGGGATTAAATTCTGACATGAAACTTGTATCTCTATATTGTAAAAAATCTCTATTGCTTGAAGCTCCTACTCCTGAAGAATCTGTTATTTGAGCGGATCTAATAACCAAGGCGTCTGCTGGTGTATCAATAAATCTTGTTGAAGCAATCAGCTGAGCAGTTTTATATCTTCTACTCGCATCCATATCTATTTCCCTTTGAATTCTCCACTCGGCATCCTCAATAAAACCATTAATGATAGCGTCCGTTAAAACAGTTGAAGTTACTTCTGTATAATTTCTAATTTTGTCAACTAATTCTGCGTATGTCATATTATCCTTGTTGGAAATCCAATGGCCCTGCTAAGACTTGGAATCCTCCTCCTTTTGCGCTTGCTGATGCATTTGAAACCAAATTAAAAGTATAACTATTTTCTTGAGTCACCGTTGATGGTTGCCCAGCTTGCTTATGTGTTGTTTGTACCATAGTTATTGAATAACCTCCATAAACTTTTGCACCTGAATCATGAGTGCCAGCCGTAGTATTCTTAGGTATTATTCCTCTAAATTGAGAATTAGTTCCTCGAATACACCCTGTAAAAGTATTTGCTGCATTTCCAGTATACTGAATTACTTCATTAACATAGTCACCTACTTTTAATCGTGTAGTGGAACCCGCAGCTAAATCAGCTTGAGTTATAACTTTTTCAATTATAAAAAAACCTGCACTTGGAAAAGCTGATGAGTCTGCGACAGCAATACTTGTAGCACTTGCCGTAATATCGGCCGACAGGGTAGTTGATAATTCAAAAGTTGATGTTGCTACTCCACCCACAGAAGATTTAACTTCTGTGAATCTTACAATATCATTATTTGATCTATCACTAAATGGTTCTGAAACTGTAACTTGTTTAGATGCCGCTGCAGTTGTAAAAGGATTCTTAGGTAAAAAATCTTGAGTACCAAATTCTGTTCTTGCAGGTCTAGCTTGTTCTAGTCCTTGAGGATCTGCTACAAAGGGTTTGGGTTCCAATTGAGGTTGTTTAGGTTCATATTCTGAAGTATGAACAAATGCACCATTCCATTCAGTAACCATTTGTCTCCATGGAAACGCTAATCCACTTCGATCTGAAATTGCTAATGCATATTTTCCTTTTGCAAACTTTGCCATTAAATCTCCGGATAATAAGTTTTAGGTGAAATGTAAACACTCGCTGGTGATCCATCTTCCTGTAATGCTCTATTTAATTCATCTTCATATAATAATTTCATTTCTTGAACTCTTTGAGGAGCTTTTTTCTGAGCCATGTAATAAGCTAAACCTGCACACATACATGGTACAAATCTATTAACTACATCCGCTTCATTCGTATAGGCTCCAGCATCTTGAATTCTTTTTAAATAATAAAAATGCATGAAGTTACTATTTTGACTAGATCCCGGTGTTAAATATAAAGTAACCGTAATTTTATCTATAAATCTTTGAACCCAATATTGAGAAGGTTGTCCTGTTGAAATTTTATTTGAAAAAGCTGAATATTGTGACCTGT